TTATTACCGCTTCGACGTGTATTCCATAGTCGAGTTCCGCGTGGATATAGCGCAGGATCTGGTGCATCTGGATCAACATAATCAGATGTTAATAACATGGCAATTGGATCTGGAACTGTGTCGTCGCCAGCGCCGGACCAACGAGCATCAGCAAATAACCAGCCAGTTGTGCTATGATTGTCAGTGACATCTTGTTTGATCCAAGAATTTCCTACTCCATCCCATACATAAATGTCATGCCCATAATTGTCAATATTTGCTGTGCTAATCCAAATATCCCCGTTTACTAACGGAGTTCCATCACTTTGTCCACTGTTCTTTAGTGGAGCAGTTGCGGAAATTATCGGACCATTTGGATCAGTGTTTGAAAAAGTTGTACGATAACCTTCCCATTTTGTACCATTATGATACATAATATCAACTGCCTTAGTATCACTATTAAACCATAATGTACCATCTGCTGGTGCAGTTGATGGTGCTGATATAGTTGACTTATATTCTAATGGCATCCAACTTGATGCAACAAAAGTAAAATATCGTCCGTCGTAATCAAGAGCCGGAGCTGCATATAAATTTGTAGTTCCAGATACAGGATTAGTTGTTGGATTATAAGCACTAAAACCTAATGTTGCTAAAGAAATAGTACCGTCTGCTAATTCAAAATCGCCCCCACCTGTATGTGTAATAGTTAATTTTTTAGTATTTGAATCAAAAGACCCAACCATGTTAGTAAATCCTGCAGCACTCAATGCTGCTGGAACTCCTGCGCCTGCAGGATTTAGTGAGTCGCCTTGGATAGTAACTGTTTTTACACTATCCCAAATATTACTATTTGCTTTGGTCTGTCTAATATAAAATGTTTTGTTTGTTGATGTAGTATATGTAGATGCATCACCAGTTATACTAGTAGTACCGGCTCCATTATATCTCCAAACACGGAATTCTGCACTAGCATTAGTTCCAGTACCATTAGCACCAACAGTACGACCGTAGTGATTAGGATCTGCTTCTACAAACAATGTGCCTGTTGCAATATTTTTGCCGCCGCCTGCTGAATCGTAAGCATATAATGCATCAACTGCACTTGTATATACAGGTGCAAGTTTTGTAGCCCATTGCTTAGTACCGCCGTTGTAAAACTTTACATTCCAGCTGGATCCATTTCCAGGACTAGTTGTTTTAATCCAAATACTTCCAGTTTTGGCATTATCACCAGCTGAACTAAAATCTGGAACAAGTGTGTGCGGGGAAATTCTTACTTTTTTGCCGCCGTCAAATCCGCCAACTACTTTAATCCAAGAGTTAGGATTAGCAGAGCCCTTGTAATAAACTTGATTATCATTGCTAGTCCAACCATTATCTTTAACTACCACTACTGCAAAATCTCCACTGGCTCCAAAAGAATCTGCAGGTGCGGTGTTGAGTACATTCATTGCCGTAGCTGAATTATCATCATTGATAATTAACGGAGTTATTAACGAAAATTGTTGAGTAACTGTTGACCAAACATTGATTCCAAATTTACTTTGGGTAGGATTAATCCAATATGATCCTGATTCAGGAACTCCTGTAGGTATAGTAGATGTCGGTTTTAATTGATCCAGATTCAAGTCAGCACGTACAACGTAAGCACGAGAACTGATCCCTAACAAGCTATATGCTGCTTGAAGTCCATATTCATTTCTTTCATCTCCATGTATTGGATTTCCGGAATTATCTGATTGAAATTTTGGGGTTCCAAAAGTATTTGTTAGATCACGTTGACTTGTGATAACATATACAGACCCTGCATTGTCTTTCAACGTACCGATTGCTGTGCCAGTTGCAGAAGCGTTGGCTTTATTTTCAGCAGATGCAATAAAAATAAGCGGGGTGCTTCCGGGGGCAGCGGGAGTATAAAAACTCTCGTCGATAATTTTAACTTGGATTCCTGGTGAACTTAAATTGGCCATGAGTAAAATCTCCTTAGTGGATTACTTTGTTTTATTTAGCAGTAAAACCAAAAAATTAGTGGTTAAATACACGTACAAAAGGGCACTAAAAAGGGCGGATATGAGAAATTTATGTAGAGAATGCAGACAACGACCAGTGGCAATTAACTACTACAAGGAGGGCATGGCTTTTTATAGGTCCAAATGTGACCATTGTAGCCGGGGAAGAACAGAAATTAGACCCCTGTGGGAACAAGCGGGCTATAAGAAAAAGTTAACTTGCGAAAAGTGTAATTATACGTCAAAATTTTCTGATCAATTTAACGTATTTTATATTGACGGTAACTTAAAAAATCATCGTCATAATAATTTAAAAACTATATGCGCTAATTGTCAGCGCATTCTACACAAAGAAGGAATCAAATGGCGTCAGGGAGATTTGGTACCAGACCTTTAATTTGCAGAAATAAGTCATCTATACTGCTGTTATTGTCCAATACATGATCAAATTTAGTTCCAACCCAAGCAGTTTCACTGGCGTGGATTCCTGATTTTTGAATTCGTGTTTTTGCAATCATATAATTAGAGCATCGATCACCAGCATTCATATCTGCGGCATCTTGATACCAAGTGGGTTCATCTCCCCGTTTAACTCTTATTACCATACCGCCTGCATTGCGAATGCTTTTAATTTCGTTGGGAAATCTACAGTCACTAATTACAATATTATCACTGCTGTATAGTAGCTTATGTTCTAAACTAGCAATCCAAATATCATCGTGGAATCCTTTTCGACAAACTTCAGTCCCCCAATATTGTAAAACCCAGCGTGGAGTCAAATGTGGCATATTTAAACGTTCTGCCCACCAGAGATCTACTTGCTCACGCCATTCGCGGGCTTGTGTTGTACGCCCTTCAAGCATAGTTCGATCCCATCCAAATACTTGAGCTACACAATCTTTAAGAGAATTTGCAAAACTTTCCCGTCTAAATCCGTGATAGTTAGTTAGATAATCAGCAATAGTATCTTTGCCTGAACCAATAAACCCGCAAACTCCTATAATCATAACACCTCCTGAGTAATAATAGTTTATTGCAATTTAATTACAATGTCAAGGATTATCTTTTAACAGATCTTCCAAGAAACAATAGTCATCAAAGTGGCAAGTTTTAGTGTCAACCAAACAATGAAATGACGGATTGTTTAATCTAATCCAATATTCCATTGCCCATCGATAACTTGGACCACCGGGATGAAATATGGCGTCAGGCATATAGTGTTGCGAAAGTATTGGGTTAGGCAATGTTCGAACATGACTAGATTTTGTCCACCAAAAATTGCCACTGGTTATAAGTTTTTCAGTTGCTGGAATAGCATCCCTAATCCCTACTACATCCGAATGTTGTAAATGTGAAACTGCAACCGGCCATTTTGTAATAAAATAATGATTTAATATTTCTCTCCAGTTTGCTATTGGTGCTGAAGAACTAATTACGCCCTTGCCGTGAATGTAAAGAACATCAATATCGACTTCATTACATCTATCCCATAAATGTTTTAAAGTTTGGCCCTCACTTAAATTAGGTTCTCCGGTATCTCTAATTTCTACTATATTAACAAACGGATATCTTAAACTAATATACTCCCTAACTTTATTTTCAAAGCTGATTTCAGCAGTTATATCTTTGTTTTTTCTAAATGTTATAGATGGAGAATGTATAAATGCCCAGTGTTTAGGCATGGTAATAGCTATGTTAATTTTAGCAATAGATGATAATTGGCTATCCCTGATCAAAGATAATTGCAAATCTAATAGCCAAGGCCAATGACTTGCTCTGATGTCTGATGGAATTAATAAGTGATAAAAAACTTCAATTTGACGCATCAGTAAAGTTTACAAGATTTTATCTTGTAAGTCAACCTTTATCCAGTTACCCAAGTTAGTGGAGTTCCACCCTCTTTGTAATTGATTAAATCTTGCTCTAAAATTTCCATTTCAGCTTTTCCTTCAGTCTTCAATGTTGTTCCATTTAACTGTGTTCCGCCTTGTGGACTGGCAATAGTTCCAAATTTTTCTCTTGCTTCGCCTAAAATTACCTTGGCATTGGCTAATGCATAGTCTTTAATCCATTGCCCCGCATACACATCATCTAACAAATTAAAATCTGGGCGATAATTATACATCCAAACTAGAACTTCTTCCCCAGCCCTAGGACGTTGCATTATATTCAACATCTTACTGGTTTTATTATAGGTGAAATTAATTTCACCACCAAACATTTTTCCGACTTGCTTTTGATAGCTAGCAAATGCATAGTAGGTTGCTAAACCACCCATATTAGTAGAAGCCAACAAATAAGTGTTGCTGTAAGCTAGATTAAACGGCTCAAATAAACTGCCGCCATCGCCGCCTCCAGTTCTACTACCAATGCTCCTACGAAATAATTGTCTAATTTCTACAACTTCTTTGGGCATTACATAATCATTAGTATCGGTGTTTAATGTTAAAAACCCAAAACTTTCCTCTACAGCATTGCTACTGCGCTGTCGGTATTTTGCTAATGACTTGTCAATTGCAACATTATAGTGTACAGGATCTAATTCCACGTCAATCATGCCACTACCTAAAAAGGTTTTGATATATTCTGTAATTAGTTGTCGGGCGTTTTCGGTATCAGTCATATGATTATTTAGTTAAATACAGTACTATGCCTAGACTCTCAATGTACCGCCCTGAAAAGGGTAATGATTTTAAATTTATAGATCGTGTAATCAACGAGCAATTTCAAGTGGGCGGGACGGATATCTATATTCACAAATATTTAGGACCACTTAGCCCCGATGAAGTTGGTGGAGAAGCCACTCCCACAACCCCTAACACTAGTGGAAATCTTATTCCAGAGTTGGGAATCCAAGATGTTTTATTGATGGAAAATAGGGATAGAAAATATGATCCAGATGTGTATATAGTTCGTGGAATTTATACCATGCAAGATTTAGATTTTAATCTTACACAGTTTGGTATAATGTTGAATAACGATAATATTATGATGCATTTTCACATTAAAAGCAGTGTTGATGCATTAAGTCGAAAACTTATGGCAGGTGATGTTTTAGAATTGCCACATTTACAAGATGAATACGGACTAGATCAAGATAATATTCGAGCACTGAAACGATTTTATGTAGTGCAGGAAGTTACTAGACCTGCCGCAGGATTTAGTCCTACTTGGTACCCCCATTTATTAAAAGCTAAATGTGCTCCATTAGTTGACAGTCAAGAATTTAACGAAATATTAGATGTTGATAGCGGGAACGGTGATGGTAGCACACTTAGAGATTTACTCAGTACATATTCTAAAAGTATTGAAATTAATAATCAAATCATTGCACAGGCCGAAGCCGACGCTCCTCAAAGCGGATATGACACAACTGGTTATTATGTATTACCGTTGAAAGAAGATAAAAAATTAGATGTTGCAGATGTATCAAATATAGAATATGATGCCAGTGTTGATAATGCAGCTTATGATGCTAGCATTGTATTACAAAGTCCATCTAGAGATTTATATGTAGGATATTTAACAGGTGACGGAATACCACCCAACGGCGCACCTTTTGGTCAAGGAATTTTATTTCCATCAAATCCAATAAACGGGCAGTTTTATTTAAGAACTGATTATTTGCCTAATAGATTGTTTAGACATGACGGACAACATTGGAAAATGTTTGAACAAAATGTTAGAATGACTATGAATAATATTGGTAATACTGATTATGCAGCAATAAACAATGGCGCCAAAGTTAGAAAAACTCAAAAAACTGGATTTATTAATAACAATACTACTTCAACTATAGCAGGAAAAGTTGTAACTGAAAGACAGGCATTAAGTAAAGTATTAAAACCTAAAGCGGATAACTAAAATGGACTATTTTTATGACGGTCAGATAAGAAGATATGTAACTCAATTTATAAGGGTTATGAGTAACTTTAGCTATAAAGACGGCAAAGGTAATTTGATACAAATTCCAGTTAAGTATGGTGATCTTAGCAGACAAACTGCACAAGTATTAAAGAAAGGCAGTGAGAATGTTTTATCATCTGCTCCATTTATTGCATGTTATATAAAAGATTTTAGATATGATCGTAGTAGATTACAAGATCCAACATATGTTAGCAAAGTTAATATTCGAGAACGTGAAGTTGACGGTGCTGGTAACTATCTTAATACTCAAGGCAAGAATTACACTGTAGAAAGAATTATGCCTAGTCCATACAATATTACATTTGCAGCAGATATATGGACTACCAACAGTGATCAAAAATTTCAAATAGTTGAACAAATTGCCTGTATTTTTAATCCTGCATTAGATTTACAAACAACAGACAACTATATCGATTGGACTAGTTTAAGTATGTTATCACTTACTGATCAAGGGCAGTGGAGTACTAGAACAGTTCCGCAAGGATTAGATGAAAATTTAGAAATTGCCAGTATGGTGTTTGAAGCACCTGTATGGATTACTCCGCCTGCTAAAGTTAAACAGATGAATATAATTACTAAAATTATTAATAATGTATTTGCATCTGTTGGAACTGAAATTGAAGATTTACGAGCTGGATATGCCGCACAAATATTCAACGAGCCTGATGAAAAAGTTGTAATTACACCTAATAATTTTAATTTGTTAGTATTAAATGGTACAGCAAAATTAGAATCAGAATCATATATTTTTCAGGGCGACGATATTAATCAACCATCTATATCTTGGCTATCAATTTTAGACAGGTATCCAGGAAAATTTATTGCCGGATTAAGTCAGATAAGGTTAACCACACCAAGTGGTACAGAAATAGTGGCATTTATATCACTTAATGCTAATGATGAATCACAAATGATGCTGGTTTTTGATAGAGATAGTATACCAGGAAATACTGTAATTAGTGGACGTGGTACTGTTGATGCTATCATTAATCCTGATACATTTAATCCCACTAATAAAGTTGTTAATACTAGATATCTAATATTAGAAAATATTCATAGTACATCACAGGATGGACCAGCAGCATGGTTACAAGGCAATGGTAATGGATTTAGTGCCAATGCCAATGATATTATAGAGTGGAACGGCACTGTTTGGTCAGTAATATTCAGTTCTACAACGGTCGATGACCTCACATACATAACTAATTCATATACAGGTGTACAATACAAATGGGATGGCGTAAGCTGGAGCAAGAGTTTTGAAGGTGTGTACAACAATTGGTCATGGCGTCTAGTTCTATAAATCAAATCATATGTAGTGGCGGGATATTTTTATCAGAAGATACTCGTAGATTTCTATTGCTCATGCGTACCCATGAAAAAACTTTAGGTACTTGGGGACTAGTTGGTGGTAAAAAAGAACCTACTGACACCACTGTAGTAGATTCGTTGCATAGAGAAATTCAAGAAGAAATTGGATTTACGCCTAAAATAAAAAAAATTATTCCATTAGAATTGTTTACATCTAATGATAATAACTTTCAATATAACACCTATGTGATAATAGTTGAGAAAGAATTTATACCCATATTAAATTTTGAACATAGCGGGTATGCTTGGTGTAATTATGATTCTTGGCCCAAGCCCCTTCATCAGGGCGTAAAAAATAGCCTTAACAACAAAGTCGTTAAGGCTAAATTAGAAGTTTTATTAGATATTTTTAAAACTAGTTAAGCACTTTTTTTGATAATGGGCCATCTGGTGGTGCTGCTGACATACTGCCTTGACCTTTAATCTGTGGTTGTACTTGAGTTACCAGATCATCAATTATTTTACGGCTAACTTTGTGCGGCAATTCTTCAAGTCCTGCCATTATGGTATTAAATGTTTGGACATCTACGGTTAATACAACCGATTCAATTTTATCTTTTTCCATGACTACTCCTTGTTAATTTTACTTATCATTGAGCAAAATTAACTATGCAGTTTCTGGCATTGGCGGTATTGGTAGTTCTACATCTTCCACTGTTGGCGCCCACGGCATACGCTTTTCTGATGTTTCGTTATGTTGTGAATCAAGACCTTTGAAAATTTGTTCTTTTACATGCCCTGCATATCCACCAATAACTTCGGACTTGATCCAATTTAATACATTATCTTCCTGCAAATTGTCAAATTCAATAAATCCGTCAGATTTACCGGATGCAGAAAATGGAGTTGCTCCATCAAATACCGCAGTTTTATTATGGTTATCAGTGCCAGTTAACACCCAGTAAGTTTGTACAACTGCATTATCATACCCGCCATCATGTCTAGTTTTTAAACCTTTAACTGCCCATGAATATGTAATCTGTGCTTGCACACCGTTACTATATGTTACATTTTCTGTTTCTGGAATATCAATTATCATATTATTCTCCTAATCTTATTTATTGTCCTTGAGCATACCTAATTCCGTTTTTAAGTCGTCAATTTGTTTTTTTAGATCTTTAATTGCTTCAATAAAGATCCCTGCCATATTTCCGTAGTTAACACTATATTCATCAGATGATTTAGAATATTTTACTGCTTCAGGAAGTTCTTCTAAAACTTCCTGTGCAATAACACCCATTTCTCTTCGATCAATATCGGTTGGGTCTGGATCAATTCTATAATAGTAAACACCTCTAAGTTTTAAAACGGTATCTAACCCATTTTCAATAGTGATAATATCGCGTTTTTTGCGCCTATCTGAATAAGCATATACATTTCCAGTAGCATATAACGTACCTATAACTTTGACACCGTAAGAATAATCAATGGCCTGACTTGTACTATTTAAAGTAATCCTAGGAGATCCATCATCTAAATTATTACCAACTATAGCCCAGTGTCCAGAACCTTGTCCGACATTATTAGTAGTTCCATCTCCTCTTAAAGAAAACCAATGCCCATAATATGCTTTGAGGAATTGTGCGCCGCGGTACCCCCATTCTGCAGTGATTGCATAGCCACCATAGCCGCTTAGACCGTAGCCATACGTTGTAACACTTCCATATCTAGCTAAATTTGGAACACCAAGCAGCTCTGATTGTGAAAAAGATGGATTGGTTATTCCAGATGAATATCCTGGATTTGTCCCAAAAGCCCCGTAGTAATCTAATTCAGTGGTGAGTCCATAGTATTGCCCATATCTTCCAGAACCGTTAACTATCCAAGCAATTGCAGCCTGAGCTGCTGTAGTACCGCGCATACCAAGTAATTTATGAACCCATAAAGTTTTGACACTAGTATCAAATTCTTGTCGTATATAATAACTAGTATTATTCCTAGGATAAGCTAGATCAAATTTTAAGATCTGTCCTGAATTTGAAATTACCCTAGTACCACCAATCCATAGATTAACATTATCACTGCCTGCATAATTACCCGTTCCGTCGGCCTGCACTGATACTGCATCTAGTCTAAAACTTTGGTACGGCGATTCGCTAACACTACCACCATAATGCATTCCAAATCCGCCATATGCGCCGCTGGCGAATTGAACTATATATCGAGCGCTTTGATAACTGTTAGTATCTGTTAATATAGATCGTATGACAATTTGTTTACTAAATGTTTGAACTTCAGTTAAATTTAAATTAGCAAAGGTTGGACTATCGGCTTTTCTTACATACTGATCCATGGCCGCTGCCCATGGATGTGTTGTGCTTTCAAGTATTTGTGTCCACTTAGACCAACCAGACAAGTATGCAGGGCTGGGAAAACCAGACAATGATCTAAACCAAATACCTGCGGCAGAATTGTCGGAAACCGTACGTGCTGTATAGACCGATGGTAACCAACTGGCAGCAATTTCTACAGATCCTGCGGCACCGTATCCAAAGCCAATACCAGCCATGTATTGATAGAGATTTCTAGTTTGTGTAGGAGCATTTGAATTATCTGCGCCCTGATTCCACCAATTATATATTCCTGATCTATAAACGGCACGGCTATTATAGGCCTTTATATCGGCGGCAGCGGTAGTGGGAATTACCCATTCAGCAGAACCTAAATAAGGTCTAGCAGTAGTTGGCGTACCAGTTACTCCACTGGTAATAGCGTAATAAACATCAAGTGATAATAATTTTGATGTACCGCTTGGCACTATGTAATATTTGGTATCTATACTATCCCAAATTTTGGCGACATATATATTATAATTCCAACCTTGATTTATTGAACCAATAGTCATTACTTCTGACCAGTTTTGCCAAGTATCACTGTATTGAGTTCTATAAAATAATCTAGTTAACGAAGTAGGATACTCACTTGGTGAGAATGTCATTGGTATTACAATTTGACTTCCCCAGCTTTGCCCGTCAGAGTAACCTCCTCGATGACGGGCTGCATACATTGTGTACCATGCAGTACCTATTGGAGTTGAATTACGCGGGGCAATGGTATCGCGACCAACTAACGATCCAACAAATGATGCGCGTCCCAATGTTGCTCTATCATTAAAACTATATCCAGGGTCATCAATGTCGCCAAGATAGGTATGAGCATATGTGTAATATGGATGAGCAAGGTCATTTGGTCCCAACGTTAACACGTCATATGCTGTGGTCTTACTAGTGCCAACTTTTAATGTAGACAAATATGATGTACCAGGCGGATATAGAGAATAATAATTGTCTAAATCACTGGGATTTCCATAATACCTTGCAGCATATATAGAGCTGCTAAATGTTACGTCATTAGTTGAACTTGAAATATAAAGAGCAACCCCTGCACTACCACCAATAATAAGTTGTCCAGTCCAAGCAACATTTCCGCCTAATGGATTTGCATATATATTCCATTGTCCCACTGTACTGCCTGCACCTGTTTTATCAGTAGCAAGAGCAATCATTGCAATTCCGTCATTGGCTCTCGGCAGTCTAATATTTTCATTATAACTAGCGCCGCCCAAATTAACCATTTGTACAGCACCAAATGTTGATAAATTATTAAGTATGGTGCTTGTACTAGGTTTTACATAATAGGTGGCATTGTCTGCATCCTGCCACTGTGAGCCGCCTAGAAGTAATTTGTTTCCGTTTTGCGGAGCTAGATAGATAAGATTTCCAATTATGTTTAATTGTTTATATGTAAGGTTGCCGTCTGATCTAGCAAGTGAATAAATGTATCCTTGATCACCTGCAACACCAACTTCAACTGCTGTACCAAGAATTTTAGTTGATGTAGAATATTGACCTTGCCATCCAGTAAATCTGCCCTGTCCTTGTGTAACTATATCACGTGCAAAAGTTGCATTATTAAAGTTTGAAGAAGTTGATAATGCTAGAAAGTATGCTGAATCGCTGGCATCATAAACAATATTAGTTGTTATATTACCATAGGTACTTATATTTTTGCTTGTATCCCAATTTAATAATCTTTTTGCAAATCCAGCATTACCGCCCTTTGTTCCTAAAAGACTTATATTATATAAATTCAATATTTGGGCGCCAGTACCTAAAATAGTTAGTCTGAAATATGCACCAGATGAAGTTCCACGAGTCCTAAGATAATGAAATCCGTTAGTTTGTGTTTTATCTATAGATACATTGTTAACATGACTTGTCCAAACGCCGCCGGCGGTAACAATAGCCTGGGTCGCGCTCTCTAGAGAAACCGTTAATGTCATTCCTATAGAATTTCCAACAATTAATAATGCATCCCAATTCCTATTATTAAATCCATTCCAAGTAAACCTAACTCCCTGTGTAGTTATGTTAGCTGGCAGAGAATAATTTGAATTGTATATGTTATTAAGAGAGTTCTGACCATTAAACAGCTCATTGACATTTGTTGCATCTGATGACCATACACTAGTTGATCCGTTATAAGTTTCAGTAGTTATTGGGAATTTCCACATTAATAAATCTATCAAACTTCCGCTGCCCAGCGGGTTTGCTGATCCAAAAACTGCCGCAGTTTCAAATGTATTATTTGCTATAGATGAAATTCCCGTTCCAGTATTTAAATTCCATCCGTATTGAACAGCATTTAGTGTGTTTAATACTGTAGTACCTGTAAGATCTATTCTATAAAGAGAATTATAACTACTAACTAATGTACTGCCAGCAATATCGCCGCCAACTGTTAGTCCATACGCAATATTGGCAGGAGTATTAATTCCAACTTTACCTTCTCGAGCATTTATAGCTCGAAGCCAAGATCCCTGTGCTTTATCATAAAGTGAAAAGTCGCCAAAAACAACATCTGAAACTCTAACGGCAAATCCTGATGTGCTGCCATTTACAATGCTAAGTTGGGTAGTACCACTTCCAGAAATTGATATGCCACCTTTCATATCAACATCAGAAGGTATACTTTTTTGATTAATTGCTAAATTACCAGCGCCTGTTACAGTCAATGTTCTTGTAGTAGTTCCGATCCATAACGTAGCATTACCGGTACCGTCAGTTTGCCAGTTCCAATTATTCCAAAATAATGTACTATAATACGCATCAGAATTTGGTGTAAAAATTCTTAAACCAGTACCAGTAGAATTAGCTGTACTGCCGCCGCCTAATACTAGAGAACTTATGTATGAATAACCCGAAGGCTTGATATAGTATCCACCGTTATTAACATCTGCAAATGTCACGGCTTGCATTGATGATCCAGATGGATTAACTGCGGCCAGCGTGCCCGCGCTATTCATGGTGTATTGTTTAACACCATTTAATCTCCAAGTTAATGTATAGTTGTCAGACTCTGGCAAATAATTTGTCCAAACTGTCGTTCCAGCAGTCATCCATTTATAACCTACTTCATTAGTATTTGCTGCACGGTTAGCAGAAATATAAGTACCGCCTGCTGTTGCTGTTGCATAAATTACATCTGTCCAAGTACCAGCAGTACCTGCATTTAATAATGATAATTGACTTATAGTTGATGTAGAACTAGGATCTATAAAAAAATTAGAATTATCAGAGTCAAACATTTTCTTGGCATAAATGTCTTTGGTAAAAGAAACAATTCCATCACCGCCAACAGACATAAATGATGTTGAAGAATTTGAAAAAACTGTTGAACTAGTTCCAGAATCTTGTTGGAATTTATATTCTCCTCTCTTGGCATTAAAGAAAATATCCCCCTGATCATTAGCACGTATGCTGGCACGAACATCTGAGGTGTTGCCAAATCTCCAATATATTCCTGAACTAGTACCTCCAGGATTTGCAAACGTTAAATGTGTAGTGGCAGTGATACCTGTACTATCATTGTTACGTAAATTAATCAATACGGGTGTGGTAAATGTTGTAGTAGTATATAAGTTTAAATTTGAGTCAGTTACTAGTCGACTAACAACTCCGTCGTTTATCCAAAGTGGGCCCGTAGAAGTATCAGTACCATTTGATATATATTTGTTACTTGTCCCGCCAAAATATACACCATATTCGGGATCATATCCAATAAGGTTGGTACTTACAGCATTTGATAATATAGTATGTGATGTTGCAGTAGTTGTAAAATCTAAAAAGTAAGCTGAATTGTTAGAAGAATACAATTTATTTGTTCTAAATGAAGTACCTGCATATACATTACCATTATTATCACTATAAAATAAATTAGATGTTCTAACTGAGTCATTTCCGCCAGTGGATGCTCGTCCAAACCATAAATTAGCACTGCTATCTATTCCAATTCCAACGCCGTAACTAGATGTTCTACTGTAAAGACCATAAAATGTTGCACTATTTGAAGCGGTTATTCCCCCACGAGCAACTGATATTACGCCCACTTGCCTACTATCAACATTAGGATTTACTTCAACTCCACGTGCCGATAAAATAGTAATTTTACTACTAGTAGATGGTTGAATATAAGAATTTTTTGTTGTATCGGAAGAATCGTAAATGATCCCACCTACCAGCAAATCATTTACGATTGTGCCAGTACCCCATATTTTTGTTCCCGTCAGTAGTTGTGCCATAGTGTAATATTTACCAATTATTAAATGAGCTGTGGTTTATTCACTTCGTTAAATTCGCCTGAAATCAATAAAGTACCTGTATTTGTTTCTCTTTTTACAGTTGAACTACTGTTTATGGATATTTCATCAAATTGATTTGCATAATAAGTTGTTGTAGTTAATCGAATAGTTGATGTAGTAACTTCGTCAAATTCCCCACTAATAAACAGGGTGCCTGTTGAAGTTAATCTTGATGCTACAGTTGCCATATTACCCAAATATTGTATCTAAACTATTTGTAAGACTATTATAGTATTGATATACTACGCTGGCCCGGGTTGTTCCAACAAATCCTACTCTGTTACCAACATAGACACTACCCCCGACTCCTATCCCGCCTACAACTTGTAACGCACCTGTTATGGTACTTGTTGAGGCAGTAGTAGTATTGATAGATACCGCATTTTTAAATGACCCAGATCCACCAACATATATGTTGCCACCAATGCCAGCGCCTCCAGCAACTTGCAATGCTCCTGAGTTAGTACTAGTTGAATTAGTAGTATTATACGTAGATATTATATCATCTGTTACAACTACAGTTGTAGTCACTGTAGTTAGTTGTATATTCAATTCTTGAGCAACAATTTTTCCACTGACATACAAATTACCACCAATACCAACACCACCAGTTACTACTAATGCTCCCGTTGTTGTTCCTGTACTGTTTGTAGGTGATGTAATAGATACATTACTTGTGTTTATTGAAAGACTTGATGTTGATGCTAGTTGTACAACTCCGTTTAATAATGTAAATGTATAAGTGTTCCATCCATTGATATCATTATGTCTAAATTCTGTACCATGTAAATGTAAATCAGAAGATGGTCTGTTACCAATGCCTAAATACCCAGCATTTGACAAGTACATTTTTTCAGCAGCATTTATTTGCCAAATAAAATTATTATTAAGACCACCGGCATTTATATAGGTAACATTATCATATACACCTTGGCCTAAATAATATCCCGAACTAATAGTACTTTGTACCTGTCTAATATAGAGACCGCCGTATAAATCTAATACTTTGCCATTTCTATAATTTCCAGTAAGAGACATTGGATCGGCCGCCGTAGTCATTGTACTTGTACCGATAGCTAGCCCCCTATTTGGAACATATACTAAACTAGTTGAAGATGTTTCTGCTTTTGCATAACCTTCAACTGTTGATACCATTGTTAAATATCTAGGAGTATTCGACGCAACTTTTGCTATTGCAATAGTGGTAGCACTAGTAGCAACGCCTGAAATTGTACCTTTGATAACACCGCCAACATATAAATCACCAGCAACTCCAGCACCACCTTGTACAACCAATGCTCCTGTTGTAGTCGATGTACTACTAGTAGTGTTTAATATAGTAAATGTGCTAGTTGTTCCAGTACTCGATACTAGAAGACCATGTGAGTATATATCTCCAGCAACATTTAAATCACCTCCAATACCAACACCGCCGCCAACAATTAACGCCCCTGTATTAGTACCAGTAGATATACCATTTCCAGGAATAAAAATATTTGTGGCTGTAATCGTTGCTACTAATTGTCCACTTGAATATATATTTCCTGCAACATGTAATGAACCGCCAATGCCAGCACCGCCGGTTACTACTAGTGCTCCTGAATTAGTACTAGTAGATTCTGTTAAATTACTAATAGTAAATGTAGAACTAGTTCCAGTAGTAGCACCTACTAATGAATTATTTGAATATATACGCCCTGCATATATTGTTCCTCCAATACCTATGCCTCCGGCAACAATTAATGCACCTGAATCAGTACCAGTAGATTCTGTTAAATTAGTAATTACTATAGAGTTAGTAGTTGTATTACCTCTGTTGGTAATTGTCTGTAATGTACTGGTATTCCAAATAGTGATTGTTCCAGTGCTGTTACTAATTGCGGTATCAGTTCCAGCAGTTAGTGTTTGTACACCTAAATTAACAATACCAAAACTGGTTTGCGTACCAGTGGATACTAAGTTGACAATGCCTATATAAGCACTACCAGTGGCTATAACGCTAGTTACTACACGATTTCCTGAATCATATAAAGATCCGGCATATATAGCACTAGTAGTGGCGTTACCTCTGTTGGTAATTGTCTGTAATGTACTGGTGTTCCAAACTATAACTTGCCCAGTACTTGTACTAATTGCAGTATCAGTACCAGCAGTTATTGTTTGAACGCCTAAATTAACAATACCAAAACTAGTTTGTGTTCCTGTAGATACTAAATTAACAATACCTATATATGTACTACCAGTAGCCGTTACCCTAGTTACTACACGATTTCCTGAATCATATAAAGATCCAGCATATATAGCATTAGTAGTGGTGTTACCTCTATTGGTAATTGTCTGTAAAGTACTGGTATTCCAAATAGTAATTGTGCCAGTACTTGAACTAACTGCGGTATCAGTACCAGCAGCAAGTGTATGTACGCCAAGATTAATTATGCCAAAACTAGTTTGTGTACCAGTAGATACTAAGTTGACAATTCCTATGTAAGCACTACCAGTAGCTATTACACTGGTTACTACACGATTTCTTGAATCATATAACGAACTTGCGTATATAGCGTTGGTAGTTGTATTACCTCTGTTAGTAATTGTCTGTAATGTACTGGTATTCCAAATAGTAATAATACCAGTGCTAGTATTAATAGCTGTATCAGTACCTGCAACTATGGTAGTTTGATTGGCATATTGATTGATAGTAGCAGTGGTAATAATTAACGAATTATCAATATATGATGATGTGCCTATATATACTGCACCGCCAATACCAACCCCTCCAGTTACTACTAACGCACCAGTGGTTGTGCTTGTTGAAGCTGTTAAATTATTAATAGTAAATGTTGACGTAGTACCAGTGCTGGCGCCTACTAAGGCACCATTTGAATATATAAGTCCTGCATATATTGATCCACCAATACCTACACCGCCTGTTACCACCAATGCACCTGAATTAGTACTAGTTGAAGCTGTTAAATTATTAATAGTAAATGTAGAAGTAGTACCAGTGCTGGCACCTACTAACGCGCCATTTGAATATATAAGACCGGCGTATATTGAGCCGCCAATACCTACGCCACCCGTTACCACCAATGCACCAGTGGTTGTACTGGTAGAAGCTGTTAAATTATTAATGGTAAATGTTGACGTAGTACCAGTACTAGCACCGACTAAGGAACCATTTGAATATATAAGGCCGGCGTATATTGAGCCGCCAATACCTACGCCACCAGTTACTACTAACGCGCCAGTGGTCGTACTAGTTGATCTACTTGCATTGGTAATTATTACAGTATTAGTAGTTGAATTACCCCTGTTGGTAATTGTTTGCAGTGTACTAGTATTCCAAATAGTAATAATACCAGTGCTTGTATTAATAGCAGTATCGGTACCTGCAACTATAGTGGTCTGATTTGCATATTTGTTAATAGTAGCAGTGGTAATAATTAAAGAATTATCAATGTATGATGATGTACCTATATATACTGCTCCGCCAATACCCACACCACCTGCAACTATTAATGCTCCTGAATTAGTATTAGTTGCATTGGTAGTATTGTATGTTGATATTACATCATCGGTTACTACATTAGTAGTTGTTATTGTAGTCAGTTGGATAATTAATTTCTGAGCAACAATTTTACCACCAACATACAAGTCACCGCCAATGCCGGCGCCGCCTGTTACTTGTAATGCGCCCGACTGTGTGGAACTCGCATCAGTATTATTAGTTATTGTAATTTGTCTAGTTGTATTAGATCCTCTACCAGTAATACTTTCTAGTGTACTAGTATTCCAAATTGTAACGCTGCCCGTTGCTGTACTAACAGCAGTATCTGTACCAGCAACTATCGCGGTAACACCTAAATTTGGTAAGGAAATTTCAGTAATTACTTTACTATTGTTACTGTAAATATCGCCTGCGTATATCGACCCGCCAATACCAGCACCGCCTTTTACTACTAATGCACCAGTATTTGTATTAGTTGCGGCTGTAAAATTATTAATAGTAAATGTAGAATTAGTACCAGTAGTAGATCCTACTAATGAGCCATTTGAATATATTGAGCCTGCATATAATGAGCCGCCAATACCAGCACCACCCTTTACAACTAATGCACCAGTGTTTGTATTAATTGCCGGAGTGGTATTATTAATTGTAAACGTAGAATTAGTACCAGTAGTAGATCCTACTAATGAACCATTTGAATATATAGCACCTGCATATAATGAACCACCAATGCCAGCGCCGCCAGTTACAACTAACGCACCAGTATTTGTACTAATTGCTGCTGTTAAATTATTAATTGTAAACGTAGAAGTAGTGCCGCTACTTGATCCTACTACTTGACCGTTTGAATATATATTTCCTGCAAATATTGTACCGACTGAAACTATATCTACTGCATATAATGAACCACCAACTCCAACCCCACCAAGTACTTGTAATGCTCCGGTATTAGTTGAATTTGAAATAGTGCTATTTGTAATTCTAATTGTATTATTTGTAGAGTTTCCTCTATCAGTTACAGTTTGTAAAGTTTGATTGGTATAGACATCAATACTAGCAGTGGTAACAATTTGGGCTCCGCCAATGTAGGATGTATTAGCAATATAAACTTCACCACTAATACCAACGCCACCAGTTACTGTAAATGCGCCCGTTGTTGGTGATATACTATTTGTTGTACTACTTACTGATAATTTGTTTACTACTAAAACGGCATTTGGAGTAAAAGGTAACTGAAAGTTTAAATGATTTGCATCAAAAGCAGTGGTTCCTGGTCCAGTTTGAAATGGAATTGCTCCGGCTACACCTCCAACAAAATTACTTGCCGTAGTTACTGCAAATCCGTAGGGATTAAACCAACCTAATATTCCATTAAGTACAGCTAGTACGGTTCCTTCACCCCCTAATGTCAATGCCTCTGTTCGACTAGTAGCAGTTTGATATAAAACACTACCATAGGCCCCGCCATATATATTTGTGGCATATGTAGCACTATTTGCGTTAGTAATTGTACCTAATAATTCTTGTGTTTGTGTGTTATAACTTACAACTGTGTTTTTTAATTTCCCAGAGGTATCTGTGTATACTAGTTGATTGCCACCTAATGTAGTAACTATATTACCGCCAACATAAATGTCCTGCGATATGTATGCGCCGCCATTAGATAAAATTAAGGCACCAGACCCTGTACTAGATGCATTGGTATAATCTAATATAGATAATCGTTTACCAATGGCTGCATAGCCTGCAACCGTTAATGCGCCTAAACCAGTTGCTCCAATATATACTTCTCTTCCAAAATAGGCGCCGCCTACGACTTGTAATGCACCGCTGCCATTTGATGCTCCTGAAGTTGATGTAGATATTAAAAGAGTATTAGCCACTAATTGTGTTAATGAACTAATATATCTAAATCCGTTAACATCAAATGTGGTTAGATCAACATCTGATTGATAAGGGATTGCGCCAGCTGATCCACCTAATAAATTTTTTGCAACAGTTGAAGAACTACCTGCGCCGCCTGGCAGCGTCCATGCTAAATTTCCATTTACTATACTAAGTACGGTACCATTTGATCCTATTGGTAAAAATACTGTAGAACTAGAAGTTGATTGATAAGGAATACTGTTTGTAGCACCGCCTTCTAAATTTTTTGTGCTATTGATACTTCCATATATAGTACCGCCAACATATAAATTTTTGGCAATGCCTGCACCGCCTGCTATTTGTAATGCTCCTGAGTTAGTACTAGTTGCATTAGTTGTATTGTAAGTTGATATTATATCATCAGTTGTTACTACAGTAGTAGTAATTGTAGTTAATTGAATTGTTAATCTATTGGCGATAATCTCGCCTCTTACTGTCAATGTATTGACTACTTCTAAATTACCATAAATCTTTGCATCAGTTCCAACAATTAAATTTTTTGCAATAGCGGCGCCACCATTGACTTGAAGGGCATTTGATTGGGCCGTTGAACTTGTAACCGCACCTGTTCCTAAAACAACAAGTCCGTTGTTTACATTAAAGTCTTGATTTACTGGAGTTAGTGCCACGTTGGTATCATCCCGTTAAGGTGTCATGCCAATACGTAGGACTTTCACTGTTTTATTTGTTGCACCAGTTGCTTGAAATAATAGCTGTGCAGTTACTATATCTCCATCTGATATAACTTGACTTTGAAATACCCCAAGGACTGCGTTATTACTTACAGTACCATATTCAGTCACCCAGGTAGTATAAGTAGTTGCAGTGTTTGCCACTAACATTATTAATTCACTAGATTGAAAACTATTTGTGTCAGGATCATTAATTTGCACTAAGTATTTTGACGTTCTAAATTGTGTAACTGGATAAGAATCAATTACTGTTGATATTGCGGTGTTAATTGGGGTTGATGTACTATCAAATACAGAATCAGTAATTTGTAAATGTTCGGCATATACAGTACCACCAACATATAAATCTTTTACAACACCAACTCCTCCAGTTACTTGTAATGCGCCCGAAGCAGTATCAGTAGCATCAGTTGCATTGTTAATATATATTATATTTGTAGTGGTAGATCCGTTAGAAGTTACTGCTTCTAATGTAAGATTTGCAATTGATGCTGTAGTTAATATTGCAACTCCGCCAATGCTTATTCCACCGTCACCTATGGACACCTGATTAGATCCAGTTCCGACAGTTATTCCTGAAGTTACTATTGTACCCTGATTAATTACGGTCCATGCATATCCAGACCACTGATAAGTTTTTCCTCCGAGAGAATATGTTTCTCCTGGATTGGGATTAGTGGGAAAATTCAATAAAGCCATAGTTTAACTCTTTATAATGTTGTAATCTGTATCCAAAATGTATCAGTTCCGTCTTGGATAAATTGGAATTCTGCTAAGATAGTAGCATCTATCCAAAAATCTCCAGGTCTAGGATTTAGTGGAGGTAATCCAGTATTTGTTACGGTAACTTTAGGAGTGTACAATAAGTAATTTTGTAGCGGATTTCCATCTCGACTATATATACTGCCTGCTACCCCAACGCCGCCACTTACTTGTAGGGCCCCTGTAGTAGTGTTAGTAGATGAAGATGTATTTGTAACTTTAAAAGGATTAACAGATAAAGTCGGACCACCATCGTCATCAATTACAAATACTGCCGTTGTTGAAGTAGTTGCAGTAACTCTATTAGGATGGAATTCCAAAGCCCCGGTGAATTTATTCACGTGTAACGCAAAATATTCATTGCCAGTTAACGTTTCTATACCAATACCAATATCACCATTTTGTGTTGTAATACCATTTTCTACATTTAGTGATCTACCAATGTTAACGGCGCCGGCTACTGATAATACATCAGTAGTTCCGTTATATACCACAGATAATGGAGAGAAAATTGATGTATATCCAGATTGTGTTGAGGTTAATGCTAGGTAATAGTTTGTAGATGTTGTTGGATTTGCTTTTATTTTTTCAGCTTCTTGACTAGATAATGAAGATAATGAAGATACTATAGTGCCGTTTATTGTCCCTTGAACCCATAAATCTCCACCAATACCTACACCTCCAGTTACTACTAATGCTCCATTAGTAGCAGTAGTTGATTGGGTAGAAGTAGTTACATGTAATTCTCCCCCAAGATATAAATTACCAGTTATACCAACGCCGCCATCTACATTAAATGCTCCACTAACTGTTGAAGTTGATTCTGTACCTAGTCCCAATGCAGTGTCAGCATTTAATTCTAAATATCCAGATCCATTATAATATATTACAGAACCAATATTAATTTGATTGTCTAACCCATCAACTAAATTGTCTCCACCAATGGATATATTAGCGTTGCCAGTAATCATATTGCTGGCAATTTCATGTCCCATAAAGAAATTGTAACTACCTGTAGTAAAATTAACCGCAGGATTATAACCAAGGAAAAAATTCTCTTCACCGTTAATTAAGTTTTTTCCAGCATTGTTTCCAATACCAAAATTACCATTCCATAATAAAGTTTTAAATATTTCGCCAGTTCCACTAGTATAACCATTGTAAGTACTAGCATCTATACCATTCTGTAAATTAATGTCACTATATAATTTTATTGATGTTGGAGATATTACATCAACATAATAAATCCTATCATTTAGTTCAGTCATTCCGCCCACATTACGAATGGTAATTTCTGTACCATCAACTAATGTATGACCTGATAATTCTAAAGTTAGTGTGTTTACCGAAATAATTCCTGTTATATTTCCACTAAATTCTGTTTGTGTAGATCCAATCTTTTGTAATGCGCTATCGCCTATCGCTATAGTATTACTTAAAAATTTTCCAGTTTTTAAGGCATTTCTTCCAATTGCAATTACTTTATAAGAAGTATCAATATTTTTAAGAGCATCATAACCAATTACAATACTTTCTTGACCTACATTAAAATCGTTAAGTTGAGGAGTAGCTGTTCCAGTAATAACAATATTATTGACGCCGCCACTTCGATTACTATAACCCTGGCCTATAGTCAAGTCATTAACTACAATATCTTTTCCTGTACGTATTCCCTCAGAAATTCCAATGCCGCCTTTTACAACCAATACTCCAGTATCTGAATTTGTATTTGCTACTAATCCTGATATAATAACAGTACCGGTGCCATTGCCAACAAGATTAATGTTTAAATCTGAAAGATTTGTTTGGAGTATTCCATTAGTAAATTGTATATTACCTAAACTAGAAGCATACTTAGTAACTAATTCTGATGGGTATACGACTTCAGTTATTATTGTATAACCAGTACTAACAGTCGGAGTGGCAGGTAATTGCGGCTGTGCATTCGCAAGAGTAATGAAACTGTTTACGCTTCCTGCTCTTAGTGATGATCCGCTTAATAATGCTGGCATAGTGTATCTCTCTTTTTAATTATTGATTAGAGGTTTCAAGTATACTTAGTACTAATGTGCAATCCCCGGCCCTAGTAGCATATGCTTTGACACTATCCAAAGTTTCTACAACTAGTTTACCACTTAATAAATTAACAGCATCTTTGCCTGGTAACGGATAATCTTCTACTAGTATACTATTAGTATCTCCTGGTTGAGCATTTTTGCCTTGCGCATTTTGTTGTACAGGTATCTTCCTATAATGAAGTAAACTTACTGTATTTGTAACTGTACTTTTATTTGATACCTGTGCCATAAGAACAATGCTTGTGACCCCAACTGGTGCTGTATAAATTGTTGCTGAAGTACTTGAATTTAAGACAGCTGTCATTGTCCTAAACTGATTTAATGGAATTAACGCCATGATTTATCCTTTTTTAAAATCCACCGCCGCCTTCAATTGCCAATATGAATGGTGTCATATTGGCAAACAGCGACTTGGTAAATGTTCTACCACTTAGAACACCCGTTGCTTGACTTATTACTAATCCTGGACCAATACGGAAGTCACCGTTTTGGTCAGTTGATGTAAAGAATACTGCTCCGTTATCTAACTGTACAACTTCTTTACCTTGTACCGGATCAGCAACTCCAAATTGTGGCAATGCTCCGTAATTAGTCCCTGCACCAACATATTCAAAAACATATCCACTTGCGCTAATGTAACTACGTTGATAGAAATTAACTGTGGCGCCGTCTGGAAATAAGTCACTCCTTGTTACATTTTCACCCATTTGAACAATATGATGGGTGCCATTTCTAGACCAATAACTGAGTCCAGAATATACAGAGTTATAATTTCCGCCAGACTCTAGGTCGTATATTAATTGTTGTATTATTAAGAATACATCTCGTCTACATTTAACTTCATCATAATCAAACACACCTATGTTTGCAATTACTTGATCAGCCATGAAAGTTTTATTTGCATTAATCAATGTAATAGCATCTCCAGATCCTGCAGGAACTGTTCCAGTTTTCTTAATTAATTTAGGAGGAACAACAGTATTATATGGTGTGGTTCCCCCAATAGGATCTGCCCCAATTATAGCAATCATTTCACCAAATCTTAAATCAATAAATGATTTTGCGTTGCCTCCACTTACTACTTGTGGTAAAAATGTTTGAACAGTGGTTTCATTAAAAAGTTCTTGGCCAACTGGAACATTTGCAATAATGCTATCTATCATATTATTTAGATATTGTAATGTAGCATTATGTTTGTTTACTTGACTAGTAGTTACATTAGGCACCGCAAGAATGTTAGTATTATCCAATCCATTAACTAATTTTGGATTATTGGCAACAGTACTACTTAAAACGGTGTAATAAGCATTACCACAGAAATAGAAGGTAAAATAATTATCGTTTCCAGGGAATCCTCCGCCAGTTGGCAATGCAAAATTTAACGTAACTGATTTATAGCCAACGCTAGTAACATATGTACCAGTGGCAATATATGGAATTCCGTAATTTGAATTTGTAACAAATGCATTTGGATCAGTTGTAACATTTCCTTCCTCATCTAAATATTCTCCAATTTGATTGTGATTATATTGGAAGTTATCAAATGTAGATGCAAACTGATCTCTAATATACACAAAATTGCCAACTGAAATTCCTGTAGTATCAATATCTGAAATTGTAATAGAACCAGTAGTTAATGTAGCAAGATTAGGTTGTGCTGTTAAGAATCCTGGAAATCCCTGTTCATTAATATGACCTTCCTCTGGAACAACTTCCATTACCAAACTGATATGTGGTCTATTATCTAGATCAGGAACAAATACTTCTATTCGAGCATTATTTGGCCAGAATCCATTTGGATAATATTGATTAAATCCATTTTCTCCAGGACTATCTGGATATGCTTTAAGTTTAGGATTATATACAGTTCCACTAAATTTACGAGTTCCATAACCTTTAGCAACTAAACAAAGATCTCCAAAGTTTGCATTACTATTAACAATTGATGCGATACCACCGTTGTCAACTTGAACTCCAACACTTGAAAAAATTGTGAATACGGAAACTAACTGTGCGTATCCGTTGTTTGTAACACGTACACCCCGGCCGCCCTGTGTTAGTTGAGTATATGCATCATAAACAAACGAATTAATTGGGCTACGTTCAGATATAACAGCACCGTCAACTAAGCTACCGCCCATGCCGCCAATTGGATCGACCTTACGCATATCCCATGTATTAGCACTTCCAGTATATTCTAAGGCTAGTGCTTCAACTTGATAATCTTGTAATGGAAATATTGATATGTCACCAAAATATAGAGTTGCATTATTAGCAAATCCTACTGTAAGTGTATCCAAGCCAATTAGATATGTATTTGTTGCAGTGTTTACTAGTTGTATACTTGTAACCAAAGGAGCAATTAGTACGTCAAGTGCATTGAGTCCAGTGGTGTTGGCCAGTCCACTTCCTGGATAGATAGATGGTGCATACAATGGGCCGTTTTCAATTATGTTTGTAATAATTCCAAAATTACGCCTTATAGCTTGTTGAGGCATATAGTCTTGACCATAGTCATAGAAAGTATTAATAATCTGTGTTGACTCAGTTTGAGGCTGCGGAGTAACCGGTTGATTAGCAATAATTTGTAACGCTAGATCACGTGCATGATTTATTGCTAATGTTGTAGTAGTTTCCTGCCCAGTTACATAATTATAACCTTGATTCCAATACGCTAAACCAGATTCAATAGATTTTTGGTTTCCGCCTAAAATTATATCTTGACTAACAGCATCAATAATTAATCCAGTATCTCTATAACACAATTCTTGATTGTATTTAAATGATGTTCCAGATCTAAAAGTTTGTTCAACATAAGCAATTACTTCAGCTTGAATAAACAATCGATTTGCATTTAATATTTGCCAAGTATTGATTATATTTGAATCTGAACTTGCTGACAACTTTTGAGGGGATATATCGTCTGCTGATGATGGGCCAGTGTTAATAATCTTAGTAATAAGTTCTAATTTTTCTTGTAAAAGAGCCGCTTCATTAAGTGTTCCAGGAGTTAAATTAATTACTTGTTTAACGATAGTTTGATAAACATTATTAATCTTTTGACCTGTGATAATCTCTTCCATTAAACTACTAATAAATTGATACGCAATAGTAGTTTGTGGAATTTCATTTGGTATGGCAGTAGAGTTACTATTATAACTGTAGTAATATACTCCGCTCTTAATGCTCTGTATATTTCCACCAGTTAATAAATCAGAAGATATTGCGTTAATAATGTGTCCAAGGTCACGTCTGCATTTGTTTTGATCGTAGGTTAAACTTGGATAATTAATAGTCAATAATCCAATTATAGTATCTTGCATTGACAAAATATTTGCCGGATTTTGCAATGCTGCAACATCTGCTAATATATTAGTATCTGTTGTTGGGAATCCACCGAATGAAACACTTCCTGAAATATTAGCTACACCATTAGTTAATATATTTGTTATATAACCGAATAATACATTTAATGTAGATAAAGAATTTGTTGCATATGTTCTAGCCAATAGTCTTAATTGATTAATGGCATATTTTGTAGCATCAATTTCTGAAGTAATCTGTCCTGTATAGGTGCCTTGATTCCAATATTGTAATCCAGTAAATGTACTATCGCTAGTACTATCATATATTAAATCTTTACCAATAGCGTCAACAATCAACAATGTATCTCGTTTACATTTATCACTATTGTAGTTGAATGATTTTGGTACTTGATAAGTTTGGTCTATATATGCTATTACCTCTGCCTTAATAAAATCTTTATTTGCAATAATATTACCAGCACCATTTAATGTTGCTGTTGATGTAGTCTTTGTTAAACTAATAGGCACTATTCTGGTAGCTGCAATAGCTGTGCCATTTGCAATAATATCTGTAACTGTACTAATTGCTTGTGTGAAAAGATTGGCTACGCCAACAGTGGAGTCATAAGTTGTTATTGTTTGCTGTACAGTTTTTTGTAATGGTGTAACTGAAATATTTTGTATAATATTTGAAGTTATTGCTGCTAGATAGGTAAACGCTGCAATAGTAGCAGTAGTTTCTCCAACAATATTAGATTTAGTTCCTATGTATCGATAGTAACTTAATCCTGCTTGAATACTTTGTTTATTTCCGCCGTACAATAAATCAAAGCAAACGCTTTTATTCATGTATCCAACATCTCTTTCACATTTTGCATTATCATAAGTAGTGCTATATCCAGGATTAGTAGCATTGATATAAGCAACTACTTCTTTAGCCATGTATGCACTGTTGGCCTGTAAAACTGCATAGGCATTTTTTACACTTAAAAATTTACTCTCATCAAATCCAAAAATAGTTTTGTCTGACCATCCAATAATATTACCTTTTAATATAGAAAGTACTATATCATAATTTGCCATAACTTTTTTAGCTTCGGCATATGTGCCTGGTTGTAAAGTTGTATCTTGATATATACTAACAGTAGGTGTGAAATATCTATCAACTAAATCATCAGCTGGTGTAATATTTTGTATAATTTTAACACTTAACTCTTTTAAATATTCAACTGCCTGTATTGTTTGACTATATTGATCAGGTATTGAATCAACTAAATCACCTTGAGCATAATATTGTAATCCTGCAAAGGTACTTTGACTATGTTCAACTGTTGGGAATAATAAATCTTCAATAGCAGAATCAACAATTAAACTAATGTCTCGTTTGCATTTAATAGCATTGTATGGGAAAGTTTGGAAATTATTATTAATCCAATTAATTGTATCTTCTTGAATAAATGTCCTATTAGCCTGCATCAATACTTCAGCACTTAAATATGCTGCATCTATTGCAGAGCTAGTTTGTTTTGTAAATTCTGTACCGTCGCCTGTTTGAATTATTCTGGTAATAATGTTGAATAATGATCCAATACTAGTAGCAGCAATGCCACCATCTGTTAGTGCTGTGTTTATTACTTGTGTGCCTGATTTAATACCCTCGACAACATTAGTTAATACTGTACATGGTGTATTAGTGATAACTTGTTTACATAATGCACTTAGATAATCAAGGGCACTAATTGTTTGAGTTACTTGACCAGAAATTTTGCTAATCGCGCCATCCCAATAAGCTAATCCTGCTTCTATAGATTTTTCATTTCCACCAAAAGTTGCATCATAAGAAATATTTTCTATTATTATACCAACATCTCGATAACAAATTTGTCGATTGTAATCAAAATTATTAAACTGACTATCAATATATGCGATAACTTCGTCTTGTAAGAATGTTATATTTGCTTCTAATAATCTATAAGCATTTAGATATTCAATATTCCCACTTTGTGTTAATGAAATTGGTATCTTTGCACTGACCACTGAAGGACCATTTCTAATAATATTAGTAATTAGATCAATTTTATCTTGTATTATGCCAGACTCGTATGATGTTGCTGGAACATATCCATTATCAGCAGTTAGTTGTGATGATAAACTATATTTTTTAGGTAATAGTGTGCCAGTAATAATATTTGGTAGAATAGATCTTAGATAGTTGTATGCTGCAACTACTTGTGGTATTTCATTAGGAACCGCAGTAGATGTTGCATCGTAATTATAATAATATGCTCCTGATTTAATTGCTTGTTTATTACTAGGATTTCCGTCGGCATTAGGGTGCAATAAATCAAATGCTACGCTATCAATCATATATTGGATATCTCTATAGCAAGTAGACGTATTAAAATTTGTAAATCCTAATCCGCCCGGAGTTGGCGCAGTAACATACGCTACTGCTTGAGCAGCAATTTCTAATTTTTTAGCAATTAATGCATTATAACAACTAACTATTGTTGCATTAGTAGATTTTTCACCATTTGTAACAATAAGATCAGTAATGCCAGTAATGCCATTGTTTAAAATATCTAATATAACTTGGAAATCTGCAGATACAATTGATGCTGCTCCACTATTAATTGTAGTAAGTAAATTATTAACTGCTGTTTTTACATATGAAATTGCCGCAGTAGTTGTTGTTAATTCTCTTGCAATATCTCCAGTATATCCAGATTGATTCCAGTATTGTAGTCCAGCAAAAATACTTTCGCTGTCACTATTATATAATAAATCTAATGCAACACTATCAACTATTAACCCTATATCTCTTATACAACTTGCTCTTTTATTATTATAATCAAAAGAACCGCTATTAAATGTTGCATCAACATATTTTACTACTTGCGATTGTAAAAATGGTTTATTAGACAATAATAAAGATCTTGCATTAAAGAATCCTAAATTTTGTTGGCCTTGATTAACACTCATTCCACGTATTACTGTACCAGTACTTAGACTTGTGTTTAATGTAACTAGTATGCTAGTAGCACTTGCAACCCACGTTGCAGTACCTACTGCAATTGGTACTTGAACAGTGCCATTAGGTTGAAATAAACTTCCGTCTTTTAACCAAGGGCCGCTTAAATTGGTACAGTTTTGAATGTATGGGCTATGGAATAAATCTATTCTATCATTTCCAGTTTGTGGCGGGAATGCAGTAGCATATGCACCTCTATTAGTGTTTGCTGTGTAATAATCTCCAGGAAGTAGTCCGCTTCTACCTTGACAGAATTGCATGAATGCTAGATAGCATCCACTATTAACATGGAATAAATCTTGAGTTTTATTAATCGGCTCAATTTCTGTTGTACGAATATCTGAACCCATAACACTAGTATATGGTTTCATTGGCAATGGATTATCTTCAAAATAATGTCCAGGACTAACTCTAATTTGTGTACCTGGTTGATAGTAGTGGCTCTTCATTGCGCCGCCAACAGTACGACATGCACGGGACGGGTCCATCGCACGACCATCATTAGTATCGTCACCATCCATAGTGACATATAATACATTA